GTCAATTCTTATGATCCAACCAAAGATACAACATTTAAAAACTTCTGCGTCAATCTTGTTTGTAAAAGACATCTAGCAACAGCAATATCATCAGCAAAAAGAATGAAGAACTCTATACTGAATGACTCAATTTCTTTAGATGCACCTATCATTCTTGGAGATGATGGTAATTTACAAACTCTTGCAGACTTTATTCCAGATAGGCTAAATCCTTTTGATGAATCTCCTGAAACTAATTTGGTTGAAGACATAATCATTAAAGAAGAGTATGAACAAACGTCTAGGTTATTAAAGCTGAAATTGACACCATTAGAGGAAGATATTTTTACAGAATATGGATTTAACTCCTCATATAAAGAAATATCGAACTCTTTAAAAGTTCCTCCTAAGTGTGTTGATAATGCTCTTACTAGAATTAGAAAGAAAGCTACTGAGGTGTACCATGTATATTCTCTGCAGGAAACAATTTTAGTTCAGAGTAAGATTAAGAAAGAAGAGCCCAAGCCAGAAGAATAGTTGCAAATATTTCTACGAAGAAGTAGAATAGATGCATGGAAACTTCGATTGTTGATGTAGTAATCGGCATGCAATATGGCGATGAAGGCAAGGGCAAAATAGCCAATCAAATGGCTGCATCTGGTGAATATGACTATGTGATTCGCTTCAATGGTGGAGGAAACGCTGGTCATACAATTTACCTCAATGGAGAGAAAATTGTTACACATCTTGTTCCTTGTGGTATTCTGCATGGCATTCCTAGTGTCATTGGTAATGGTTGTGTTATCAATACGCAAAAATTATTTGACGAACTTGCGTATCTTGAAGGACTTGGATTTAACACAACGCTACTGAAGATTGCAGAAAACGCACATATAATTACTAAAGAACATATTGACGAAGATTCCAAAGATACCACCATTGGAACAACTCGCACTGGAAACGGCCCTTGTTATAAAGACAAAGTTGGTCGTACAGGACTTCGTGCCAAAGATGTTCCTGAATTAGAACCATATCTTGTCGATATGTATAGTCTCATCCATTCTTCCCCAAAGAAATTTTTAGCTGAAGGTGCTCAAGGGTACTGGCTTGATGTTGATTTTGGTGATTATCCTTATGTCACTTCTTCAAATACAGGAGTAGGAGCAGTATTAAATAATGGTTTCAATTATAAGCAAGTTCGGAACGTTGTCGGGGTTATCAAGTGTTATTCTACCTATGTTGGAGCTAAAGGATACCAAAAATATGACGAGCGATTTGAAAAGCTGCGTGAGATTGGTCAAGAATATGGAGCCACTACTGGTAGACCAAGACAAATAGATTGGCTAAATCTTGATGAAGTAAATACTGCTTGCCAAATGAATGGAATCACTAAATTAATTGTAAACAAAATGGATGTTTTAGCTCAGATTGAAAATGGTTGGGACTGGTATCAAGATGGTAAATTACATTTTGTTGATGATGAAGGTTCATTTATGCTTTGTCTTATGAATCAGATTACGAAATATAATCCAGGTATTGAAATTGAATTCCAGGGGCAGTTACATTGAAAATTACATTAGACACAGTACTTGCTAACAAAATATTTAAAAAAGCAAAACTTACTTGTAATGTTGCATTAAAAGGTACAGCAGATTCAGAGTTTAACTTTTTTTCTCAAGATGGTAAATTGTTTCTTCAAACAATCAATGATTATTGTCAGCAAATTATTGACACTAACATTGTTGTTGAAGAAGACTTTGAAACATTTTCTTGTGAGGCTAATTTAACCTCTGACTTTACAAATATTTACACAGCGGACAAATTAAATATTGTTTATTCTGCTGATAATTTTGTTGTGCATTTAGGTGACAAGCAAACCAAATGTGTAGTTCTTGCAAATGATGGTTCTGATTTTGTACCATTCAATTTCATACCCAAGCCTGTTTCATTTGAAGTCCCTGGTAATTCTCTTTGGCATGCTTTAAATTACACTGCATTTTCAACCTCAAAAGACAGTATGATCAATGCAGTTTATCTTAATTTTGATTCTGCTTATCTAACGGCATATTCTTTTGATGATAGAAGAATGTCAAGATTTAGAGTTAAGATTGGAGATAATTGCCCAGAGTTTGAATCTTTTTTTGTGCCTAAAGAAACTGCAGAAATCTTAATTAATTTGCTGCAAGATTCAACAGTAACATTTCAAGTTGGTCATAGGCATTTGAAACTTTCATGGAAAGACACAACCCTTATCTTGTCTTTAGTTCAAATTGACAAGAAAAGCTATCCTGACCTTAATAAGTTTTTTAGAAAAGATGATACTGCAACTTTTTCAGTAAATAAATCTGAAATGATGAAAGCGCTAAAGCTTTCTGGTCTTGTTGCAAAAAACTCTTTTATCAATATTGAGCTAAAAGATTCTAAGCTTATTTTCACTGGGTCTGATAAAGAACGTGGATCTACTCAAAACAAAATTGATTGTATATCATCTGAAAACAATGGTGAAGTTCAAGTTTTACATAAAGATTTGATGGACTGTATTAGTAAGGTTGAAGATGAAGAACTTACATTTAAGATAAAGCAAATTGACGATGATAAGTTGTCATTGTGTTTGATTTGTGGTAACTTTAATCACTTACTAATGCCAATCGTTTCCAAAGAAGAGAATGAAGAAGACTAATCCTCACATTGAAGATAATTGGAAGAAAGTTTACATTTACACGGGAGATGAATATATCTCCCGTATTTTTAACTTTTCTGAAACAATTGTTGAACGTTTGGACACTAATACATCTGTATCAAAGATTATTAACTCATTACAATCAGTCAATATCTTTGATTCTAAAAGATGCATTAAGATATACAATCCAAATGCAGCACAATTAAAAGCAATCTATGAATCAATTATTAATTCAAAAATAAATGTTGATTATGTACAGATTTATTGCTGCAACGATAGCTTAGATGGAAGGTCTGCAATAGCTTCTAAGGCCAAATCTTCTGGAAGAATATTTCACTATGGGGCTATTGAATATTCAAACACAAGTCCATTTAATAGATTTTTAAATGACTGGCTTTCTTCTAACAACATAAAAATAAGTGGTGAGGCAATGAATTATCTAGAACATAATTCGCCTTCATCTATAGTAAAAATTAAATCTGGCGCTACAAAAAAAGAAGTAATTGTTTATGATTTACCTTTGCTTATAAACGAACTAACAAAGCTTGCCTGTCTTGATTTAGAAGAAATTACATTAGATCATGTTCATCAATTTGATTTTGAAAACCATAACAAGAACATATTTGACTTCTTCAATCTTTGTATGTCTGGTGAAGCAAATGAAATACTCTCTGGATTAAAAGGATTGAATGAATCACATGGTCATCAAATGATCTTGATGATATACCTTTCTCAATTATTTTTCTATCTTAAAATTGCTGAGTTTAAAGAACTTAAAACTAAAAACGAAAATATGTTAAAAGATTTGAGCTTAGAACCATATTTGAAAAAGTTTCTTGACATTGATTTTAAAGAAATTGAACAAGATATACCTTTGAAGCAAGTAAATCCTATAAGACTACAAATAGCATATAATCAAACCAGAATGTCATCTAAAGATGTATCTAACCAAATTCAATCAACTTTGAATGCAGTAATTGATTTGAGAAATAATTTGAGTACAGATATTGTATTTCCATACTATTCTCTTTGCTTATCACACAAGAGATTATATAAGGTGATGACGTATAACTATAATGATGATTGACGAACATTATATATACATAAACGAATTGGTCAAGAAAATTAAAGAAGATGACAGTTCTGCTTTGATTGAGCTTTACAATTTTTACAAGCCTTTAATTTTTTCTTCTATTTCGAGATGTGTTAATAAAGACAAAAGCTTAATAACCTTCAGGGAAGATCTGGCTCATGAGTCAATATTTGCACTTCAAAAGTTAAGTAAAAATTACGACCCATCTCTTAGCTATTTTTCATATTATTTATCTACAAGGATTGATCATGCTTTAGCTTCTCATTTCAAAAGTACATTTGATACGAGATTAGAAATACATGAATATCCAGTAACACATACATATTTTGATCCATTTAATAGAATCAATAATGAAATTGTAATTGACGAAGCTATGAGTCAGCTTAATGAAAAACAGAGAGAAGCGGTTGAATTATATTTCTTTCAGGAACTAACACAAGAGGAGGCTGCTTTTAAACTTGGAATACAGCAAGCAGCCTTTTCTAAACGTCTGGACAGAGCTTTAGATAAACTAAGAAGCATATTAGGCGAAACTTACAAAACCGATGGAATATTTTAGTAAGATTTTTTGTACTATATAGGTATGCTAATTTACTTAAACCCCTAGATTTGTCGAGGGGTTTATTTTTTTACATATAGATTTGCAAATTTATTTTAAGGGGAGTCTTAAAGTGTCCGAAAAAAATAATGATGACTTTATTTACAATTGGCGCAATGAATTAAAGCAACACGCTGATGGTGCTTACCTTGTAGCTAAAAGAATGGCCTCAAATCTCAAAGACAAAGGTTTAAGCAAGAACGATGTTGTTGAACTTTTAGCAGTAGAGAACTTTGACATTGATTTAGCTAGAAGAGTTGCATCTAAAGTATTTGATACAAATGAAAAAGTTGCTGAGAATAATACAATCGAAGTTTCTGTTGTTCCTACCAAGTACGCCGATTGTGCTCCAATTATAGAAAGAAGTCTAATAAAATTAAGTGCTAAAGAGTTTGCTAAAAGACTTTGTTCAGGTCCTTATGCAATTGTCAAGACTGATGAAAAGTCTTTTGATTCATGGATAAGATTGGCAGAATTAGCTAAGACATCTGCTAATGGCAAGCATAATCTTCACACTGAATTAAAACCATGGGTTGAAGAAGCTCTTTTAAACTCAGTATTAGTTGCTCAAAACGAAAGACCAGTTATTACAGCTTCTGATAAAACAAATAAAGTTTTTAAAGTTGCCATGAGAAGAGGCGAAGCAACAGTTGATTTATCTGCTGGCACATCTTCTTCAGACAAGTATACTAAGGGAAATTATGAAACATTTGGAATCGCAGATGAGTTTATCGTATCTGCAGCTGACACTGTTTCCCCTTACCAAAGATTAAAAAGAGCATTAGACTTTTAATTATTATTTAACTACTTTAAACCCGTCGATTTCGACGGGTTTTCTTTTATCTGTAAAAAATAATTAATATGGCAAACTCTAAAGACAACATCGTCAATTCGCTAGTACAAGCTTCTGATAATCTCCCTGAACAATCATTCATATATTTCAAAGATATTAAAGAAGGAGACGAGCCTATAATTCCTCTCCCTCCTGACCACATGGGAGATGTCACTTATCCTCAATTTATAGAGGTAAGATGTGCTATATGTAGTTCTCACCTTCGTAACCTTGCAGAACACGTATATCTTGAAAGTGGTAAAAAGCCTCAGTCTGTAATTAAGTTTTTTGAAAGACATTTTAATGCAAGACTAAACTGGACTCAAGTTTCTACTCACATGGATCAACATTGTGATTTTAAGAAATTAATGACTTCAGGCCTTAAAAGCTACGAACACCAAGAAGAGTTAATTGCTCCTTGGATATTTAGAGAAAATCAATTAGCCCTCACCGCACTAATGGTTGAGCTTGATGATGTTAGAGGGATTGATTGTAGTAAAAATAATGATCTAAAACTTAAAAGAGCCGCTATGGTTGAAAAACTTATTAGCAAGATTTTAGATATAAAAGAAAAAAGAGACAATCAAGGAGTTTTTTCAATTAACATCTTTGAGATTTTAGCTGAATTGCACGACAGGTTTGAAAGTGAACTTGACAAAAGAATAATCAGAGACGAATTGAAAAAGCTTAGAGAAAAACTTAAGCAAGAAAACTAATGAGAAAAAACGCATCTAAGGCCTCACTGACACAAGCTGAAGTAAGGCAGCAATTAATTCAACAAGCAAATCAAGCATCAGAAAAGTTTAAAGACTCTGAATATGCTGAAGAGTTTTTGGATGAGCTTACTCCGAGTGTAAGATCTGAAGTTGCGCCACCTCAAAAGCCAGTAAAGACAAGATTTAACCCTGATCAAATTGTAGATATCGTTACCTTTATTGAGCATCCCTATTTTTGTAATTTAAAGCCATACCCACTACAAAGGCTTATTTTAAAGTGCTTCTATATGGGGCAAGAAGGCAATACAGAACTTGTAATTCAAGACATACCTGAAGAAGAAAGAGCTGGATGTAATGGATGCGTTTGGGATTTTGTAAGAAAGAATGAAGAAAAGTCTGTTGAAATGCACAAAGAAAACAGACCATTCAAAGCATCATTTACCGTTATTAATTCACCTTGTCTAACTTGTAATAGAATGGATCAAGACATTGCAACACAGAGATACACTCATGAAAAAGATAATGCTACGAATCCTGATGCGCTTAAAACAATTGAGCTCTTAGAAGAAAGACCAATTACAGACAATTTCCAAACAGAAAAAGATTTGTTGTATTCTGAAGAGTTTGATCCAAAACTTAGAATGCAAATTATTAATAAGTGTGAAAATAGGTTTAAATTTCAAGAATTAGTTTTAGTATTAGGAAGAAGATCTGGTAAGTCATTCCTAGTTTCTGCTATTGGTCTTTATGAGCTATATAGGCTCATTTCTATGGGGCATCCTCAAGCTAGATATGGATTGATGGAGTTTGATGCAATTTACCTATTAAACGTAGCTAAAAACGAGGAACAGGCAAAGAATGCTATCTTCGCAAAATTGAAACAAACTGTATTAGCTTCACCATACTTCCAACCTTACATTGGTAAAGACACAGAATTGGAAATGCGGTTCTTTACTGAAAATGATCGTAAAGAAAATGAAAGAAGAGAAACCGCTGGATTGAACTTATTTTCTGGGTCATTGGTTTTAAAGTGCGGTTCT